CGCATCGCCGCCGATCCGCGCCGCGTCGGTGACGCCCGCCGTAGCAGCCTTGGCCTGTCCTTCGATCGCCTTGAGCCCGGCAAGCCGCGCATCTAAGGTGACTTGATCCTTTTCGGTTTGCTGCGCCTGCCCAAGCTGCGCACGGGCCGACGCGATCGATCCAAACCCCGGAACGGACGTGGCCCCACGCCGCGCCGCAGCGTCGAGCGCAAGGTTGTATTTCGCATACTCTTCGTCGATTCCTTTCAGCCGCGCTTCAAGATTCGTCGCATCGGCTTTGTTGATCTTCTCATACGCCCCGAGAATGACCTTCGCGGCATTGTCTTCCGCCGCCGCGACCTTGTTCGCAGCGCCGGCACCTTCCTTCGCTCGCCGCGCCGCCGCTTCGCTTTCAAGCCCCGCGCGATAGTCGGAAATCAGCTTCGCGCGCTCTTCGTCGGTTTTGCCAGCGCCGTCCTTTAAGGCTTCCTCTTCCTTGAGCTGGACCTTGAGGTTGATGATCGCTTCGTCGGCCGCCTTGCGCGCCGCGCCCGTCTTGCCGACCGCGTTGGCCTCGGCGGTCTGCAACCGTATCTGCGTCGCGGCGTCCGGCGCGCCCTGGTTCTGTAGCTCCAATCCGCGCTGACGCTTCGCAATCTCGTCATTGATCTGCGCGGCGTTCGCAGGGTCGAGCGGATCGAAACCACGCGAGGCGTATTCATCACTCGCCTGTGCCCTATACGCTTTCAGAAGCCGATCTTGTAGCGCCGCGCGCTTGGTCGTATCGCGCTCGCGCCGAAGGTTTTCTTCGTCTTCTCTGATCTGACGCTCGCGACGAAACGCCTCTTCCTTCGACGCTAGGGTCTGCGTCTTGTCGATGAGCGCCTTGGCTTTGTCGTTCTGAGTTGTTACCTGCCCGGTCTGCTGCTTGAGGGTATCCAGGATTTTTTGGTTGGCCGACAGAACCTCATTTGCCTGCCGGATGGTCTCATCGCGCTCCGCCCCGGGCTGCATCTGGCTGGCAGCGGCGATGATCTCTTTTGCGTCGCTGACTTTCTGCTGCGCGTCGTTCATCCGCACTTTTGCCGACGCGTCATTCGCCGCGCCGGGAATCAGCGAAAGCGCATGGATCGTGCCGTTGACCGCGCGAAGAATAAAGCCGAGCGAGTTCACAACCGCCGAAGCAACGGCCTCAACCGTCGGCCCGAGCCAATCGAGCATGTCGTGCCAAGCGTTGCTCAAACTGCGCGTGGCCTCGGTCAGCGGATTGACCGCTTCGGTAACGCGGTCGGTGCGGTCTTTCAGCGCGCGGAACGCGACTTCGCGGGCCGCATTCAGCCCGTTCGACTCCTGCGTCGCGCGAATCTCTTGCTCTATGGCCGGCGTCAGCGCGTGCAGCGACGCGAGATATTCGATCAGTTCCCGTGCGCCGCCCGCGAATGCCTCGGTCGCCTTTTTGTTGGCTTCCACCAGCGACACTTGCTGCACGTCCGCCAGCTTCCGCGTAACTTCCGCAAACTCCAACATGCGCGACGGGTCGAGCCCGACATCCATGAACTGGCGAATGACGGTCTGCGAATCCTTAAAGCTGACGCCCAGCCGTTCGATCTGCTTCGCGGTCTCGGTCAGCGCCGCGCCGGTCGTGTCAAGCTGATCGACCGAAAGCTGCAAATCCGAATTGAACTTGCGCGTAGACTCCGACACTTCGAATGCGCGAACCGCTGCCGCTGCGGCCACGGCCATCGCTGCCAAGCCGCCCGCGACAAGTCCGACGGCGGCGCTGACTTCGGGAAGATGCTGCAATCCAAGCTGGACGAAATTGCCGATATGGCTTTCAAGAGCCTGCGTGACGCTCGCGCCGTTCGCAATCTGATCCGTGAGATGGCGAACGGTCGCGACGGCCTCGCGAATCTCCGGCGAATTGAAGTTGAACAGGCCCGCGCCATGTCCCCCTTCAACCTTTTGCATCTTGTCCATCGCCGCCGTCAACGATATGGCGGCGGCCTGCAAGCGTGCTTCCTCGGCGGCGAGGTTGCGCACGTCCACGCCGGACTTCTGCAAGCCGGCGGATAGAGTCGCGAGCCGGTTATTCTCAAGGGTGAATGCCTCGGCGGCGCGCTGCACCGTCGCCGCCTGCGCCTTGACCTGCCGCTCAAGGTCGGCATCCAGCTTGCCGGCGTTCTGTAGCTGCGTGGCAAGCTGCTGCAAAGTTACTTTTTCGCGCTCGAATGCCTCGCTCGCGCGAACCGTCGCGGCTTGCTGCGCATTAAAATCGTCGATCTTGCCGGCCTGGATGCCGAGCGCTTCCGCCGCAGCGCGCGCCGAGCGGATGCCCGTGGCATACTCTTCGGCGCTCAGTTTTCCTTTCGAGAACTCGCCGTCGAGCCGGGCGATCTCGCTTTCCAGCCCGGCGAGCGTGGCCCGCGCTTCGGCGGCCGGATTGAGGATATTGGCGATTCCCTGCGCAGCCTGATCGAACTGCTGCTGCGCCTGCCCGCTGCCGACCGGGGCAACGGTCGGGATTGCCCGAACCGCCGCCGCGCCGCGATCAGCTTGCTTGACAACCGCAGCGGCTTCGGCGTCGCGGCGTTCCTTCTCCTGTTCGGTGCGCTTCAGTTCGGCATCGAGCTGCTTCAGCAGCATATCCAGTTCGGCTTGATCGCTCGCCTGCTTGCGGCGCGCGGCCTCGGCGGTATCCTCTTCTATTTTCTTGATCTGGCGATCAAGGTCTTCGAGCGCCTTTTCCTGTTCTCGGACGGCAGCGGCTTGCGCCTTGGCGGCGTCGCGAGCGCGGTTCTGGTTTGTTGCGAAATTGGCGAAGGATTCAGTGCTGCGATCCAGGCGCGTCCCGATGGCCTGCAACGATTCCGCAAGCTGCTGGTTCGCCGTCGCCGCATTCTTCGCGTCGATACCGTTCCGGGCAAGCCGGTCACTCACGGTTTTGATCGTGCGTTCGGCCGAAGCGTTCGCGCTGTTGAGTTGCTTGACGCGATCCGTAAGCTGTGCGAGCGCATCCTTCTGCGCGTCCGTCCGCTGCTTGGCGGCGGGCAAGCTGTCTTTGAAAGCCTCAAGCGCAGCCCTGGCTTGCTCTAGCGCCTTGGAACTCTCTTCGGACTTCTTGAGCGCCGCCGTGAATTTTTCTACGTCCGCCTGGATAGCCGCCAGCGCCTTGAAGCCAACCGTTGCTTCGGACGAAGCCGCGCCGAGCGCGGCCATGCTGCCAGCGCCGGCATCAGCGGCGGTCGTTTGCTTCTCAAGCGAGGCAATCAGCTTGCCGACAGTGGCGACAACAACTTCGATCGGCTGGCTGGCCAAGTCTTTTCCGCGAAGGATCAGACTCGTTTCAAAGTCGTTATTCGCCATGTGTCAGCCTCCGCAGCGTTCTCTGGAAAAGCAGACTGCCCTCTTTGGATTGCAGACTGCCCTGGACGGCCTGACTTATCACGGCCTCGGTCGCGAGCCGATTATTGATCCGCGCCGAGCATATGCCAACCTCGTTCCACAGCATACCGAGCGGATACCGGCGCGCCGCCGTGTGGCCCTGGCTTAAAAGAAAGCTGACGGACTCCCGGTTGAGCAAGTAGAACGCGAGGATTGGTTCGTCTACATAAGGAAGGGGCGGCCCGCTGCTCCCGAAGTCTTCGCCGCGCCATTCCTCCCATCCGCCGCCCCCTGGAAACGCCGGTCTGTCAGCTTCCGTATGAGAGCGGCCAACTCTTTTGGGCCGCCGGCATCCTCTAGTGTCAAGCCGCCGATAAGCTCGATTGCTTTCAACTGAATGCCAATCGGCATCTTCGCGCAGCCGGCTTCGCTATACGCGCCGTCGCATCCCATCGAAATCAGCACGGCGGCAAAGCCCGGCGCTTCCGTCACCATCCGCAGAAGGAAATCGGCCGATAACAGCCGAGGAACGATCTCGTTGGCCGGCGCGTCCTGGAGCATCGAGAAAAGTAACTTTAGGTCCTGAAAGTAGCGATTGACGAGAATGGACATATCCGAAAGGTTTAAGCCCCTGACTTTCATCAGGGGCTCGCCGTCGCGCAGCACGTCCCGTGTCGTCGGGATGAAATCAGACATGGCTGCTACCTGTTACGGGCCGTCCGGAATGACCAGCGAAGCCGGGCGCGCACGCACGTAGACGCGCTTCGTGGACTGGTTGAGGTTCATGGCCTCCCATGCGAACGTGAGCGTCATCCACGTATCGCCTTTGAGCGGCATGGTGCCCTCCGACGTGATCTTGACAAACGGGAAGAAATAGTCCCGCTGCGGGCCTCGCGGATTGTTGGCGACGAAGAGAAGCTGGCCGTAGATGGACGTGCCGGTCTCAACTACCTGATTGAGTTGTGCCGCCGCGTATGGATATGCGATGTTCCACACCGCATCCAGCGAGGCCGTGGGCTGGACGTAAAGCAGCCCGGTGTTCACATCGTAGTTGTAGAGCGACGGATCGACCGCGGTCGTGCCGCCGACCGTGACGGTTGGAGAACCGATCGCGACATCGCCGGTCGGGTTCGACGGATTCGCGCCCAGCATGATGAACGTATCGGGCGTGATCGTGTAGTTGTTCGACACGTTCGCCGTGCCGGCCGCCTGCGTGATGTTGGTGGACGTGCCACCAAAGAACAGCGCGAGGTTGTTCCCCGTGATGTTGTCCACCGAAAACTTGCCGGAGAACTGCGTCTCGATGTCAAGGCTGTCATCGACAACCTTCTGCCCGGCGTCGGAGTCCATGTGTTGCAGGACGGTAGCCTTTCGTTCCGCTTCGAAGGACGGGGTATTGCCGAAGTATGTCACCCCCGCGCCGTTCACCAGCGTGCGGTTCTGGTCCGAAATGAACTGCCCGAAGAAGAGGCGGCCCTTTCCGACCGTGTAGAGATTCTGGAAGAGGGAATTTCCGCTCATGGCGAGCCGCCTTTCAGTTGATGGGGAGGCCGACGAAAGGATTCGTCAGATTGATACCATAGCTAATCACGATCGGCAAGTAAAACGCTTCTTCCGCGCCTTGCGTGGGTGAAGCGGGCCGAACCGTTCCGGGCTTGAAGTTTATGTTAATCAGCAGATTATTCAGCAAGTAGTATTGCGGCGCGATCAAACCGCCCCGACCATTGACGCCTGTTATCAACGCAAGCCGCTGTTCCACAAGCGCCTTGAAGTTATAGAGGTAGTCAGTCGGGTTCGCCGGATCGCCTCTTTGCCAGCCTTGAAGCAGGACGTGCCAGCGGTGCAGGATCGTGAACTCGTCCTCGCCGGTCACTTCGTCCTTCTCTTCGTCCGGCTTGCGGCCTTCGATCATGCTCAACATGGGGGCCGGACCTTGCTCCGCGCCGAACAAAGCGCGCCCGCGAAACACGCGCCCGGTCAAGCTGGCGAGCGCCGACGATCCATACACCGGGACATTGTTGATGCCCTCAAGGTGCGTGGTCAGCGCTTGCAGGATTTGAAGCTGCAAGCAGTTCCCCGGAAATGTTGGCCCGCTGCCGCTCATGCAAAGTTACTTTTCACTTCCGCAGCCGCACGAAGAACTGACGGCGGAACTCTTCGAAGGCGAACGAGACGACATCGGGCTCGATGTCGGCGCGAACTTCGTTGAACACCTGATCGACCGATGGCCCGTAAAGGACGTATAAATCCTTGTCTTTTTTCGTGGCGTATTTTTCGTCTATCCGCATCAGCTTCTTCTGAAAGCCCGGCGGAAGCCGGTTGCCTTTCAGCCGCACCGCGACCTGATAGGAATTTGCGAAGCCGATCACGAACGCGGTCGGCATATCCACGACGCGACCGCCCGGCTTTATCTGGACCTGCACGCCGACTTTGAGCCGGGTCGCCTCGTTCCGCGAAGCGGCCTCGGCGCGAAGCCGGCGGCGAACACCGGAACTCAAGTTGAGGCCCAGCTTGATGGCGACCTTGCCCTCGTCTTCCCAGCCCATCGTGCTCTGCGGCGTCGGGTTGCCCTTCGCAAACCGATACAGCGACGTGCCGCGACCGCGCGCATCGATCTTGGCCGTGGTGTCGGACTGCGTGGCGAACCGGGATATCTCGAAACGCTCCGGTTCCTTGAGGTAGTTCGGCGGAAACGCCACCTGCTTATACATCGCGTCCGAGGAAGTCTTGAGCGCAAAACGCGCCGCCTCGTTTACGGCTATAGGAAAAGCGGTGTCGATCGCCTGCGTGAAGCTGCGATAATGTGCCTCAAGCTGCTTGACGCCGCTCAGGTCTATTTCTATGAGCGCTGGACGGGCCATCAGGCTAAGCTCACGCTCCAACGATCGTTGATCGGGCCGTCGAACGGGTCGCGAAGATCAAGCGTCGCCATAATCTGATAAGCTGGAAAATATACCGAGTCCAGTTGCTTCGGGCTGATCCCGTTGGCCGCAAGCTGTTCGCGGTCAAAAGTAACTTTTGCAACTTGGTCTAGGTTCGTCGCGTAGCCGGCACCCGTCCCGAGCGGATCGGCGTCGGTGACGATCTTGTCGGAAAAGCGAGCCGTCACCGGGTATTGCGTCACGAGTGGCGAACTGCTACCGGCGAGGTAGTATTGCACGGGCACGGCGAAGGCGCAGTGAACCTGCCGCCGTGCCCGCGTTTTCAGTGCCGCGAAGCTCTGGCCGAGAACCGACACTTAGAGCTGGTGATCCTCTACCTCGGGGTCCACCACCTGCGCCGCCGCAGCCGCCTTCGCCTGCTTGGCGGAAGTCGGCGGCCCCGAAGCCGGCTGCGCCGGGCCGGGCGAAGGCGTCGCCGCGACGGTGGCGGCGTTGCTTTCCGCCCTGGTCGGCTTGGCCGGCGCGTCGGCACTCCGTGTGCCGGGCGTCGATCCGGTGACGGGCACCGCGACACGATTCACCGATGCCACCGAAGCGGTGCCCTGCGTATCGGCCTGCGGCTGACGAAGAGCCGGCTTGTTCTTGCTCACCTTCATGATGCTGGCGACTTCCGCCGCCGTGAAAGCGAAAATCTTGCCGATCTCGGGGACGATGCGCTTGACGATCGTTTTCGTCGGGTCTTTCGGATCGGGCACGACGCGCGACAAGATGACGGTGCTGATCGGGACCGCGTTGACCATCTGCGTGGAAGAGCCGGACATGGTATGAAATCCTCACCTAGCCTGGAAAGTTTCAGCAAAGTAGCTTTGCCGATCGCCGGATCAGTCGTAGAGGCCGGAGTCCGCGACCGCCTTGATGACGAAGCTGTTGTTCGGGCGCAGCGGTATCATCAGCGGCGCGCTCTGCACCATGGTATAGACGACGCTCGGGTCTTCGTTCCGCCACATCTTCGCATACATGTCGAGCGCTTGCATCTGCGCGTCGGCGTCCATGATCGCGCCGAAGGCCCGGATGCCCTTGGTATTGGCGCCGATGCCGACCACGCTGCCCTGGTCGAG